TAACAATAACATTTTTATCTGATTCAATAATTGTGTGTGACTTAATTTTATATCTTTGTATTTCTGTAGCGGAATAACCTAAACCAAAACCAATCTCTAAAACATGACCATTAGGTTTTAAATTATTTATTAAAGCTTTCATATAGGGTTTTTCCCATTCCATCATAACTTGATAATTATTATGATTAGGATCAAGTATAACATTCTTGTTAGTAATATCTTTTTTAAAAATAAGGCCACTCATTTTATGTAATTAAAATTTATAACCATTCTTCTTTTTTGATTAGTGCAGGTAGTGCCTGTATGCAATTTTCTAGAATCAAATTCTATATATTTATTTTCTTCACTACTTATCTCTTCACCTGTATCAAAAATTGTTTTTCCGTTGTTTGTGTTAACATAAAAAATACCAGTAGTTATTTTTGCATTTTCAGATAATTCATCATTATGCATTTCATGTTTAATTATTTTAGAATTAATAGGTAAAAGATTAGCTTTAATTCTAATTAAAATACTAGGTTTAATTACATCTAATAAAGGTGATAAATTTCTGTAAAAACTTGAGTGAGGAGTGTTATTTACATAAAAAGTGTGTGTCAATTGATAATGATCAACTGGATCTTTTTCTGGATAAACCACAGCATTATTAAAATACCAAGGGAGTTGATCAGAATTTAATAAAGCCTTCACCATTAAAAAAGATTGTGGAGGTAAAAAATTATTTGTTATTTTGATTGTCTGTTCTTTTTTCGCCATATTTTGATAAAACGTCATTTATTTGAATAGCCTTACAATTAAAATGTATAAATCTAAATGGTTCATATGCATCATCCACCCTAAACTGATGCGGTAAATACGAATTAAAAACAATTAGATCACCTGGTCTAACTGAATAATTTACTTGAGTGCTAGCTGCAGTAATTTTGTTAGGATCTTTTTGAGGCAAATCATTCATAACTTTACCAGGTCTAGGATCATCGAATATAGGTAGAGATGTTTTCTCACTAGCTTTTAAAAAATAAAAACCTGATGTATGTCCATTGTAATGTGTATGTAGTTGATGATGTCCTCCGCCAGCTTCTGCAAACTCTTGTACCCACATCTCAGTTGTAAATATTTTATAGTTACTTAAATCATAGCCCTGCTCATCTAATAGATTCCATGTCGTAGCCTCTATCCAATTAGTAAACTTCTGTAAACCTGGCCTATTTATTAAAGTTGTAGAATGATGAGACATACCATGATCTTTTTTATCTCCACCCCAGCTTTTATTTCTTTCGCTAATAAATTTTTTATTTTTTTCTTTTGCTAATTTTATATAAGGATCTGTTATTTTTATTAAATCTTTTAACCACTCGGATTTTTGCATAAAGTATATTGGAGATGCAAAATACCAAGACTCTGTTAATTTATCTTTGCTCATACAAAAGGGTGTCCACAGTTCCAAATAACTAATGAATAACGTGTTCCATCAGTAACAGGTTTTACTCTATGATAAATAAATGAAGGAAAGACCACTACGGATCCTTTAGGTAGTACTTGTTTACACTCTTGTATAGTGGGCCTTATCTCTGGTGAAGAACTATAAGCAAATTCTAACTCTCCGCCTCTGTAACTATTAGGATCAGATAAAGATACTGTTACGGATAGTTTTCGTATTTTTCCTCTAAATGCATCATCCATTTTTTTATTATTATCCTCACCATAAGGTTCCTCAAAACTATCACAATGCCAGTCATAAAATTGACCTTGACCATATTTTGTAAATTGACATTGTTCTTGACAATCAATTTGAAAATTCCAATTTGCATTTTTATTTGCTTTATGTACAAAAGGCATAATGTATCTATATACCCAAGGGTCATTTAACCAAACTAATTTTGAATTTCTATGTTTAAATAAATCTCTTTGTTGTTGATCATTTAAATTTTTAAAATTTCTGGTTCCACCTGTAAGCGCTGTCTGATCTTTTTGTGTTAATGAATATTTTACAATTGCATCACATATATGATGGGGTAGGACATTTTCAAAACACCAGTAGTTATTTCTAAGATTCATTTCTATCTGAATACTACTTATTTAAAAATAAAAGTAAATGATTAAGTTGTCCAGGATGAGGTTGCTGGATCCCAAATACGTAGAATAAATGAGTCAGGATTTACTTCATAATCCTCAATAATCCATCTTTGGTTATCTTCGTCCCATTCTGCGGCTATTTGATAATTATCTCCTACGAAATCTGGTGGTGTAGCTACAGGGGGTTGCCATCTGTTGTCAGCGTCTAATGTCCAAGATGCAAAAGGCTGTTTTTGAATAAATATATCTTTTTCGAAATCATAAACATAACCTATTCCAGCATATATATTTCTAAAGTTTGAATGGTAAGAAGTCTGTTTCCACTCGCCACCATTAAAAAAAGTTTTACACCAAGTCTCTCCGTCCACATGCATATCATTGTCTACTAAGGGACCATTTGAAGTTGAAATACCATTATCTACAACGATAACTCTTTTTACAACCCATTGTGTATCTGTAGTAAATCCTGTTGGATCAGTTTTTTGTTCTATTTCTGCGAAGTGAGCCATAAGATTATGGAACAACAAAACAGCCGGTTGCATTAAATGTGTGTACCACATTACAACCACTTGTTGTTCTAGTCCCTCCTGTTATTCTGTCGTTTCCTTCTACGCTGTTTGCAAATTGAACAATTACAACTCCTGAACCGCCACTGCCTCCATATAAAATAGCAGGGGGTCCCGCAGGTCTACCTCCAGATCCACCGCCACTGCCTGTGTTTGCAGTTCCTGATCTATCTGCAGATGGGGGAACACCTGGTGTATTATATTGTGCTCCAGCACCGCCGCCACCTGATCCACCAGCTCCTCCGCCGCCTGGTCCACCAGCACCGCCGCCTCCGCCAGCTCTTGTTGTTGAAT